TGGATCAACTGGTTGGGGTCGTAACCATGTTGAGCCGCCCAAGACTGGTCCCCGCCATCGACCAACGAACGAAGGAGCGGAGCAAAGGTAGACGGGTCGGGAGCGACTAATGTTGCAGCCTCACCTGTAAGTTCTCGAATGGTGGGCAAGATCCAGTCAGCGATGTCTCTGTAGTAGTTGTAGTGAGCGACATCATTCTGGAAGTCTGCGTATTCTTGTGCTGTGCGTTCAGCTGAGCCTACGGTTCGGATCTCGGCGCCGTAGTTTTCCATTACCCCGCGCCGTCTCTCTGTAAACTCGTCTCTTAGAGCTATAATATTGTCTCTGTTAGAGAAGAATGCTTCAGGGTCACTACCGACAGTATCGGCGAGGTCGAGGCGGCTACGGCGAAAGGTTGCGACCTCACGCTGAATTTCGATAGCATTAGCCACGTCACTCTGAAACTGACGTAGTAATTCGGCTGATGCTCCTGAGCCGCCTAACAAACCGGTAATCGCTACGTTGGCCTGACGTGTCAGCGTTGCGACGTCACCGCCTTCGATCGTACCCGCGGCGTCAATCGCACGCAGCAAGGCGGTCCCGTGATTTCCGTCCGCGCCGACATTCGAGTCCCTAAGCCACATTCGTATGGTGTGCGGTTGATGCAGACGACCCACGCGATCGAGAGGTGACGTTGCCGGGTCGTACACCCGCATAAGTTCCTGAATACCTGCCGCGACGTTTGTTCGTCCTGTCCGAGCCGCTGAACCCACAACCGACGCTGAATACCTTGAGCGGTCTGAGTCAAGATCTTGTTCGAGTTCGGCCGCGGCTGCCCAGGCACGCTGCAAAGTTTCGTACCTCTGCTGCGTGAAGTTACCTTCCATCTCCAAGAGGTCGTTGATCATCTCATCGTGATGAATGAGCGCCTCGGCCTGGACGTTGAATCGCTCTAACTCGAACCGCTGCTCGCCTTCGAGCATTCTCTCATCGAGGTCTCCCATGGTGTTCATGACGAGAGCCAGAACATCGATGAGCATTGCGTAACGACGCCCTTGATCTGTCGTGTACTCAACACGCGGGTCCACGCCTGCGCTCGTTAAAGCCGTGCTTTGGGTATCTGCGTTTAGGCCGAATGTCATGCTAATCCCCTCTCTCGAGCTTCCATTGCCGCCGATAGGCGCCGAAGCTCATCGTAAGCTTCTCGTCGAGGATCCGCGGTATAGCCGGGCACAGTTTGCTGCGCGATGGCCTGTTGTTGAGGCGTCATCTCCTGACCCACACCCATGATACCCATAATGTCCGCCTGTAGCTGAGCCGACCTCTCGGCGTTTCGTTGCTGTGCGGCGGCCTTCTCTGTTGCGTCTGCCTGCTCTGCCGCTGCCTGACCCGCGGCGTGCAGCGCTGCAGCTTCGTCTGAGACATCTGTTGCGGCGCCTACAGCTCCTTCAATGATACCGCTTTGATATCCTCCAGCGGCCCTCTGAGAGCGTACCATCTCATCGACCATGGCACGCTTTTCGGCGGCTACGCCCTGAAGGGCTTTATCGGCCTCGACCGCAGCGGCGGCTCGAGCCTTTTCAGATGTACCCGTCTGCCGGGCAGCGGCCTGGTCTCGTTTCCTCTGTAAAGCGTCAGCCTTTCCCGCAGCAGTCAAGCGGTGTATACCTTTTCCGAGACCGTACAAAGCCGCGTTCGTCACAATTTGAGGTGCTTTTCCGGCAATCCCACCCAGCGCTTGCTTAGCTAAATAATTTAAAGGACTTGTACCACCAGAACCCGAACTAGCCGTCGGTACGATACTTCCCCCAGCCTGTCTAGCATACACATCCCCCAAGGCAGGAGCGGTCGACTGACTCATAATACCGCCAGCCACGCCCTTCGCGACCATTGGCGTAACTATAGGGTCTACAGCCATATCTACCTCCTAAACTCGAACCAAGTATATCGTGTTTCTCTAAAGAATGGTTAGGACTCGCGCATTGCGAACACCAAAAGTCAGCCGCTGATAAAACTTGTGGTCAAAATCAGCGTTTCTCGTACCGACTTTGCGCGTCACTTCTGCCGTTAAAATACCTTCGTTAGCGTCTTGCGATCGATCCAAGACAGGCGACATGTAGATCATAAGGTCTAAGCTGTGCCACCCAGCAGCAACCCCCGTCTCCATGTGATTCATGTCCCATTGCATCGACACAGAAGGTTCGCGCCTCAGGGTATCAAAAGTACGGTCACCTGACGTTCGATCCTTTACCTTACGGCTGCCTGAGGCGTCTTTGATACCGAGAAGCACAGAGTGAGGTATTGCTCGCTGTGTATGCGGTAGAGCCGTACCATCCAGTCGAGCCTTGATTGACAGATCAAACTGGCGTTCAGCCAACGCTGCGATGTTACTCTCCGTCATGATCTTGAAGGGGGAGAAGAAGAAAGACCACTCCCATAGAGCGACCGACACTGCGTAAGGTACATAGATTCGAGCCGAGCAACCAATGATCGGTCGATATGACCCCGATGTAGATGTGCTGCTCTCAGGAATGTCTGAGAACGCATCACTGAAATAGTCCGTCGTTTCGACCAGAGACTCTTGAGTGCCCCGCATAACTTCGCCCGGCCACACGTGTTCATCACTGACCTTGAACGAAGAGTCGAAGTTTGTTGTGTTGAGCCCTCCGTTGATCTCAGACATCAGACCAACCCCTGAGTCGGGGCTGTAGATGTTCTTGTTGTGCTCAGCCGGCGCGAGGACGAGTCCGTCTACATAAGTATAGGGAGTTGATACGGTCACAGATCACCTCAAATGAACAGCTGAATCACGGATAGGTTGCATCTCTGGTAAAACACCTTGACCGGGACGACTCCGCCATCGGCTGCCGAAAGCGCTGAACCATAGATATTGAAGGTTGCGATGTCTTCACCGCCCGACAACGACGATAGCTCAGTTGACGTGAATACGTGAAAGATCGGTACATTGACCTCTTCATCGAAACTTTTGTCGTGATCGTTGAAGTTTGTCGGCGGGTCTGAGCTCGTATTGTGATTGTGCGTGATCGCGTTGAACGAGTTGACGTACGAGATGCAGCTGGCCAACATGGCTTCTATGCTTGAACTGGCTGTAGTGATTCCCAGAGCAATCGCAGCGAAGTTAGCCATTGTAGCGATACCGACATTTGTCGCTGACGTACCTGAACCAAAGCCGCCGTATGCCGTGTCGTTCTTGATTCCGTGCAGCTGTACATTCCCCGTCACGATAAAGATAGACGGCTCAGTCAAGCTAAACGACGTGCCTGTTGCCGGACCAACTTGAAACTTACCCGAAGACGTCTCGAGGTTATAGAATCCGATACCTGACGAGCTGGTCGTAAACTTGTTTGTGTGGACGGTACTCTTCCATGAGCCGTGACCTGGGTAACGCGCTGTAAAAGACGCAGTCGAGTCATTACGTGTGATCTGATTGGCTGCGATTACAGGTGACTTGAGATGATAGTGGTTGAGTGCGCCACGAGCCAGGGCACCTCTCTTGACTGTGTTGAGCGCCGTACGAATCGTGTCCGTACGACTTGTCTGCAGTTCAGCGCTCGTTATCGTGTCTTCGGTCTCGAAGGCAGGTACGGAAGTAGAAGTCAAAGTTGAAGTAGCCGTCGGATGCCTTTTAAGTTCTACGACAAACAACTTTCTTGACCCGACTAAAACAATGTCGTCGTCTACGTTCGTGTCTTCTAAGTCTTGCTTATCGTCGTCTCCGTCGATTCGCGGTAGCCTTCGAACAACGAGATCGATGATGTGCTTGCCGGGTTGAACCGGATGGTGACACCCCAGACGTACAGGAATCGCTACCGGACCTAAGGCTGTGGCACCTTCAGTCCATGTACCGTGCGGGCCAGGAAACTTGTAGTCTCCCTTTCTACGGTTACTTCCGAACCCAATACCTCCACCCCGTTGATATTTAGACCGGATAGGTTCAACCGAGTTCTCGAAAGCATATTGCTTACCGGTAATCGTTGACTCGATGATACGACCATTGACTCGAATCGCAAACTGCAGTCGACAGTTTCCGTTGCCCTCGGAAGCCCACATATGATGCGTACGCTCAGCACCTTGAGGTACACCGCCTCCCGCCCCTCTAACCGCGGACTGAGCTACGAATCCCATCCAGAAGTACTGCGCGTAAGCTGTAATCCAGAGAGTCGACACACCAGTGCTGAAAGCCGAGATTCGAAGACTACTTGAATCGACGACATCCCAAGAGTTGTCGTTTCGAACTTGGTGTTCTCCGGTAAAACTCGACAGACTAGGAAGTGTGTACGAAGCTGAACTTGTCGAACTGGCAGAACCTAATTTGGGGTCTCCGTCTACAACATTGAACGCGTACTTGTAGTAGGCCGTCTCATCAGTGTTGTTGCGTCTGAAGTCGGGAGTGACGTTTTCTTGGATATTGTGGGCGTTGAGATTACCCGCACACACTTCAGCCGCAGGAATGAAGTCTTCATTGAGCTCGACAACATCAAGTATGTCGGAGTCTCTCAGCTTTCTTTTAGGGAAGATATAAGGCAAGGCTCACCTCAAACATCAGATCGATGGGGGATACGACCGCGCACATTACCTGATGTAGCGACGCTGACGTCAAAGCCAAACGCAGCCAGGTGTAGTCGAGTGGGGTACGATGCCCTGATCTCAAAAGCCCAAGACGTGACATTCTCGAGTCCCACAGGCACCTGCCGGTAAAACAATCTCGGATCATGCGCTTTCGACGTACCAATGACCGCCTTACCAGCCAAGTCAACTACAACGCCGCTGTCGTCATCAGTTCCGATAGGCTTTACATCAGTCATCGAAATGACTGACTTGAATGATCCGTTGCGGTAGAAGCGCACTTCAAACTCGCCGTCAAAGGCGTCGAGCATACCGATGTACATGCTTCTGATGTTCAGCACAGCCAAGCCCGTCTCGTTACCCTTCATCCAGGCCGAGCGGTACACCACATCTCGAGGGTTGGGGCGGTACGCTATAGTCTCTCGTCCCAGCACAAAGACGTCGTACCGGTCAGTGGCCTCGTCTTTACCTACGGCTAACAGATACTTGCGGTAGTCGTCTGTCTGACACATATCAGCTATTTCAATGCCGAGTTGCTGCCGCTTCCAGTTCTGACCGTCGAAAGTCAGAATGAGAGTGTTTGCTGTTGCGCCGGCGGGGGTAAGCGCGCATCGGTACTCTTTGCTGACGGGATCAATCGCAGCGACCGCCATTGATGCTCGAGGCTTGTTGATTCCATGTCTCAACGAGCGTGCGATAGCTAAGCTGGCAGGGATGATGCTGTCTCCCTTGAGCATGTAGAACCCATCTTCGCTGAGCCAGATCAAAGAACCGTCAGCCAATGCCTTGATCGACCGTGGCGCAATACATCCGATACCTTGAGCCAGCGGAACAGGGTTTACGAAGTCTTGCAGTACATAGGTGCTCGTACGAGTAAACGCGATGAGTTGCCCGCCGTGAGACGCGATACCTGTGACTTCAGCCCCGCCTGAGTCTGGGTAGATAAAGTCACTTGCGTTAAAAGTACCGGAAAACCCGACTTGAGACCTACGAACGATGCCCGGATCGTCTGGTGTGTTGGCTACAACCAGGCAGCCTTGATGCGTACACATCATTCGAAACACCGGTACGGCCACGGTCCTTGTCATAGCAGCGCCGAGTAGTCCGTCAGCTTTACTGTCTGAGAAGAACACCTGAGACTTGCCTGGTATACGCACCACCAAGTATGGAGACGGGTCGACGTTCTTCGTATCCTTAGTCCTATAAATCCTGACCGCCGTACAATGGTCGGGAGCTGAGCCTGCGACACGGACCATAAACTGTCGCGCCAGGTCAGTTAGTTCTGCGCCAGTCTCGAGCTCTTCGCCCGAGTCAGCCCCCATCGTCTCAAGTGGGTCAGCTTGGATTGTTTCAATCGTTACGATATTACTGGCAGCAGACGGCTGAGACAGGTTGCCGTGAATGTCCTCCCACTGAGTGTAGTAGAACCAGGCGCCTGCCCGGATACAGCCTGTAAACCCGTCAAGCAAGTCTCCATAGGTCCCGATGCCTCCGGCCCATGAGTAGCCCAAAGCATTAGGGTAGTAAGAGTCTCTGCCTTCAGGAGCCGGTTGCTGTGGTCCATCTACAACAGGTGATCCCGGTACATTGGCGAATCCGAGCGGTATGACCATACCGTCGGGGCTGATACTCAACGCACGGTCAATACCGTTTGTCCAGATGATCTTGTCATTCATTGCCAAGAACTGATCGGGATACCGAGCACGCGACTCTTTGGTAAGCGTGTCTGGTATGGTCAGTTCATCGAAAGAACGAGACCAGCCATGGTGCCGACGCAGCTTGTCGCCCGCACGGACAACCAGAGTGTCGGCCACACCCCCAGACAGGCCGGCATGAAAAATGCCGTAGCCTTCCTCACCTAAACCAACAGACGACCCCTCCGATTCGACGATCACTCGATATTCTTCTTCTTCGAAAGTACCGCCTGGAACCTCGAGGAGTCGCTTGGGTTCGTAGACAGTAGGGCCGACGACTGACTTCAACGTCCCCTCGGGGGTGCGCTCGAAGTTCAGGATTTCATGAGCGAGGTTAGTCGCCGCGAAAAGAACTTGAGCTTCCCCCGCAGGGATGATCATGTCGATCGGTTGTTGGTTACTTGGACCTGCCATGACTCAACCCCGAAGCGACTATGCCTCTGCAGCTTCGACCGAATCAGACGACTTGCTCTTCCAAACGTCAGATAGAATCTCAGTTGCCTGAGCGTCTTTCTTGAGAGCAGGAATCTCACGGAACACGCGAGCGCGCCAGCTCATGTACTTCTCGCCCGCCTTGGGAGCCGGTACGTTCCAGTCGATCTTGTCTGCGTCCTTCGACGCACCGTCGTCGAGGGGTGCGACCCACACCTTGCGCTCCTCGTCGAACATCCATGTGATGGGTACCCAGTCGTGGCGACCGCGGTATTCACGATCAGATCCGACGAACTCAACACCATTCTTGGTGAGTAGCGTAGCCGACCAGTATTCGGGGTTATCAGGAGGACCGATGATGCTAACGACAAGACACTCTTCGACTTGCTTCGTCAGAGTAAACTTGTACATCTTGTCGCCCAGCTGAGGGCGAGGTAGTACGAAAGACTTCAGGGACATTTTCACCTCTGTAATTGTGTTAGTCGGTGTTCGAGAACGTACCGAACTGTGATCGCTTGTAGTGACCACCGATAGGAACAGGCTCAACCACCCGTCCTGGGTTAGCATAGTTCAATCGGTAGCGCATTACGAGTTGATTATATCGTTCCATGTGGAGCTGGGCTCCTTGCTGATCGACACCGTCGATCAAAGACATGTAATACAGGGCGAGCTCAAGCAGCGCAGGTACCGCATCTCGCTGAATCGGAGCCGTGTCCTGATCGTTGTCGAACTTCATTGGAAGTTTCAAGACTCGGAAGTCCAGTTCATACCGAGCGTCTTGGTGCGGAAACACACTGTAGGAGTAATACCCGGTCGAATGCTTGAGCGGCCGATGGTAGTCTGGTGTGATGCTACCTGTCCAAACGAAGCTGGCCTCTTTACCGGTCACAGCCGCATTGGTAGGTTCGATCTCGGTCAACAGATAGAAGATACCGGCAGACTCAACGCGGTTGTACGATCCCAGGCCAGCCGTACGAACAGAGTCGCGCGCCACGTAGATGCGGATACGAAGACCGGACTTACCGTAGCGCACCGTCGTGCTGTCTCCGAAGTCCTGCATCGCGTCGATGTTGGTCGTCTGAACCAAGATCGAACAGTTTGTATTCTGTGTGTGATCGAACACTTCACTGACCGGAGACGGCGCACTCTCGAAGAGTGGGTCTCTGAAGGTGCCTGGCGCTACGCTGACGCTGTCGTCTCGCTTACCCCAAACATAAGTAAAGCAGAAGCGGAAGCTACCTTCTTGCTCAGGTCCAGCCCAAGGGTTGGGCGGAATCGAAGTATCCGACGCAGCCGTAGACCGAGGCTCTGCCAGCGGCGTCTGTCGCGGTGCGGGTAGCTGAAAGTGCCTTCCGCGCCACATGCGATAGGGCACACCCGTCGAGTTAGCCTGGAAGTCGACCATGTCCTGTCGATAAGCTCCAGCAGTATCGATAGACCACACTTGCTGACGTCCGCTGTCATACACACGAGCAGGCTCGAGAACTTCCATCACGTCGTCATGAACGAAGAACTCAGGCTGGTAGATGCGAAAAGCCATCAACGTATCTGAAGTGTTCGGCCAAGGTCGGTCAATCGTGACGTGTGCTGTGGCGCCCGTGGTAAACCACTCTCGGGCCTGTCTGCGGTGCGTGACTCCGCTTGAGTCGGTAATCTCGAGATGCATCAAACCATCCCATGTACCGTCCGACTTGTATGTACCTGTATACCAAGACCGTGCTGTGGCATCAGCCGAGGCCACATCACCGAGGATCACTCCTGCGGTATCAGTCAACTTGAGCACACGCTTCTCAGAAGTCGCGTTGATCTTCAAGTTATGAGCACTACTGTCAGTATCGGGCAGAAGTACAATAGTCTCTTGCGCTGGGATCAAAGCCTCGGGCACGTCTCCTGACATTCGGTCCAAGGCAGTGTTGAGCGCCTCACGAACCCGATTGTCGAACGTAGTGCCCGAACTGTCCCATGCTCGCATCTCGAGTAGTCGATTGCGTAGAGCTCCGAGTGACGCGTCCATTGTCTCTCCAAAAGAAAGGGCCGGGGCCTTTTGAGCCCCGACCCTAATGTATCACGAACCCGCTATTCAGGGGACGTCGATCTTCACGGTGAACAGATCACCAGCACTTCCGTCGTCCTCAAGAGCGACACCAATGATTGCCTTCTCTTCAGAAGTAGCCATGGTGCTCACTTGGTTGGAAGTGTGAGACACAATCACATCACCTTGATTGACGCTGCCGTCACCCTTCGCCTCGCAGACACCCTTCTTGACGACCCAGCCATAAGAACCGGCGGCAATTGCATGACCCGCGATTCCAATCATTAGACCCGCAGACGTTCCGCCCGCAGCAGACAAAATCCCGTGGAACGGAGCATACCGTTCTGACGTAGTGGATGACGTCATGTCGATCGAGATCGAGTCACCTTCAGCGAAAGCCGTAGAAGCCTCGTCGTTGAAAACGAAAACCCACGTCTTAGGTCCAAAGTGAGTGGAGTTAGCTGCGAGATTCTCGTCAGCAGACTGCACATACTCAGTACCAAGAGGGTAAACCTCAGAGGTGTAGGTCTGTGTAATAGCATCAGTTTTTACGCTGTTTCCCATAATGACCTCCTTTAACTGACAGTTGCGCCGGACGTACCAACACAAGCACCCTGTGCGGGAAGCTTAGTGCAGATAAGATTGCCCTGCATTGAGAAAAGTGCTGTCACGACATCTTGGTCACCAACTCGCTCCTCGAACTTGCCGATCGTGGGAGCTTCGTGCATTGGAAACTCCAGATAATCGGTGTTCAAGAAGTAAGAGACACCTTCAGTCGGGTCAGCGGTAGTACCTCCGACGGCAGTGAACTCCGAAGTATCCAGATCAAGAGAGCTGTAAACCTGAGCGGCACCGAGTTCGAGGCCGAGCAGATTAGCGCCCTTCTTATCATCTGGATCTTGAACAACACTGACACGGACATTACTGCGTCGAGTATCTTCGAAGTTTCCATAAGTCGCATCATCCATGATGATGAGATCTGGTCCCTTTCCGACACCGCCAGCGTAATGAGCGCACTTACGGTAGGTTTCGCGAAGCTTCAGCATACCATCGCCGCTCCAGCCAGACGATTGAACGAACTGGTTGAAGTGGAAGTACGATTCAGCCTTAGCCACACCCTGAACTTCATCAGTCTGGAGGTTAGTCGCCGTGAAGTCAATGAGACCGTGGGTCACACCGGTTCCGATTCCAGCAGACTTTTGACCGTTCAGAGTCATAAGACCGCGAAGTTCGGCAGTCTGGAAGACCAAGCCTCGACTCACACCAGTGAGTAGATACTTATTAAGGTCTGCCTTCACACCTTCCATTACGGTCTGAGGGTATTCCTCGATGAGTCGGATGACAGCAAGCTTGCCGCTGTTCATCAGAAGCTCACGCTTCGGAATGTTAATAGCGACAACCAGACGATGCGGTTCCACTTGGAACTTTTTAATCTGTTGACGCCGAGTCATGTTCAAAAGCTCGTCACCGACGTAGACGCCAACACCACGAGCAGGAGCACCACCGGTAAAGGTTCGCTCAATGAGAGAACCTCCTTCCATGGGCATCCGTGCCTTGTCAGACAGCGCCTCGAACAGCTCATTGCTTCGAACGAAAGAATTGACCAGGGGACCACGTAGATCCTCGAAGGTCGTATTCAGTACTTCGTTTGAAATAGCCATTGTAGCCTCAATAAAGAGAAAGAAATATTGCGTTGCTTGACTGCCCGGCTCGTTTCGCTGACGGACCCGTAGGCTACCGACAAAGACGGGTTCAACTCAATGCTTACATCATCGAGCTTGACAAAGCAAGTCGAATTACATTTTTAGTATAGTCCGCGGGGATTGTTTTCCGCGCCCGACGCAACTCGAAAAGCGCTACCCTTACCGACCATCTTCCTGATCAGCCTACGTCGACCCTTTGCCTGCGCCGGTGTGAGTTTCTCGGGCGCCGGTTTGATTTCTTTTTGCGTCGTTGCTTTAACGTCAGCGGCCATCGTGCTTCTCCATGACTACTCGGAATGTTATCATATCTCGCGAGGAGGATCTTATGCCACTTATAGCAGTCAGAAACAAAGACGGTAAGGTTACCGGCTGGAAGTTTGGAAAGCGTGGCAAGGTGTACAAGGGTAAGGACGCTAAGAAGAAAGCGAAGCGTCAGATGGCTGCAATGTACGCCAATGGGTACAAGGGATCTGCAAAAGGATGAACAAGCGTAAGCCTCCCAAACTCTTAGCCGGTGGCGCTAAGTTGGCGTATCACCCAGACTTGAACCAGAGTAAGGTTCACGCCATGTTCTCTACGCCCGACGCATTCGTGTCGATGTGTCAGATCGTACGAGAGAACGAAAGCATCGGATACCTCGAACCGACCAAGACTCAGCGTAAGCTTCTGCAAGCCGTACACGACAACCGCTGGGTCATCGTAAATAAGTTTCGTCAGGCGAAGATTACAACTATCTCGGTCATGCTCTTGTTGCGCGATTGCATGTATCTCGAGGGAGTCAAGGGGCTTCTCATCGCTGAGCGCCAAGACACAGCAGAAGATATCTTCGAGCGAATCCTGTTCTCGTACAACCGCTTACCTGCTGATGTCAGGATGCCGATGGCCAAAGGCCGGAAGGCAGGAACGACTCAGATGCACTTTTGTCATGGTGGAGGCATCAAGGTCCTGACTGCGGGCGGGCGGTCGCCCGCGATCGGTCGTTCTATTGACCGCTTGGTCATCACCGAGTTTGGTGAAGCGCAGTGGCAGAAGAAAGCCGCCATCAATATCTTCCCTACAGTCAACAAACGCGCCAACGCTCGAGTCATTCTCGAGTCGACGCCAGGTCGCGCGGGCTCGCACCACGAGCAAATGTGGCGGTCAGCCCTCGAAGACAAGAGCCGCTTCAGTCCTCTGTTCTTAGACTGGTGGGACGACGACAGCTGTCAGATCGACGATCCTGACTTTCAGCCATCTGAAGCTGAGCTCAACTACTTACAACACCATGAAGGTATGACGCACGAGAACCTGGCGTTCAGGCGCAGTGCTTTGAACACAGAGTTTGTCGGTGATGCTCGATTGTTCAGCTCCAA